CATACGGAGCATTCACCAGGACAATTAGTCTGGCTTTGCGTCACGGCGTGCCGGTCCAATATTTGGTCGAGCAGCTCCGCAAAGACAAGCATAGTGATTTGTTTTCATTCAATACGATCATTGCTAGGGTTCTTAGCAAGAACTATATTGAAGATGGCACTACGGTCACTATTGAAAAGACCTGTACTCAATGCAATAGCACCAATCTTGCATATCAACAAGGTTGTCCAACGTGTTTGGATTGCGGCAATAGTAAGTGTGGATGATAGTTACCTAGGTGAAGCTCAGTTTAGGACAACTTCGACAGCTCTTGCGTGAAGAGTACTTACATGGCGTTGCTGAGTGGCAGCTTCGTGAAGACACGAAAGAATTTGTTGATAAGATTCGTGGCCGCATCACTGATTACGTCCTGATCAACAAGAGTGACAATGTATTAGACCGTCAAGATGCCATCAAGGCAATGAATGACGTGTGTGATCAGCTCGAAGAGAGTGTCTACGAAATTTTAGAAGACAGATTGTTCGCCTTCACGCTCAAAGTCTAACAGACAGAACATTCTGCAGACAGGTAGTACTGTCTAGTCCGTGGACGAAGATCGTTTTGAGGCATACCCATGCCATAGGTGCAATCACCCAAAATTCATGCATCGTAAAGGCGCATGTGATGGCATCGATGAATGGGAAGAAGCTGAAGAAAACAGCACATGTCCCTGTGAGGAGTACATCGACCATAAAGGTTGATGAATGGTTGCTAACATGCAATTAGATGCCTCTAGAGTGCCCACAGAAAAACAAGCATTGAAAGAATAAAGATGCCAACCATTCCTGTTTTTTATACTCCCTCGATGGTCGCAGACTCAAGGTCTGCTTCACCCAGCGCCTCTAAGCCTGTCAAAGTTGTAGAATCTTGGTTGAAACAATTTCCAATTAGCGTGATTGAACCGGTTCCTGTCACTGTTGATGAACTACTTCGTGCACATGATCAAGATTTTGTAGAGGGAATCCTGTCTTGCAAAGAAGAGAATGGTTTTGGCAATCGATCTCCTGAAGTCGCAGCATCACTAGTGTATACTTCTGGTGCTATGTTGTCAGGCGCTCGGCACGCATTGAAAACTGGTCTGGTTGCCGCGGCGCCATGTTCTGGATTTCATCATGCTGGCCCACGGCGGTCGGAAGGGTATTGTACGTTCAATGGTTTGATGGTGACTGCCATGGCACTCCTAGAAGAAGGCGTCAAAAAAGTCGGCATCCTCGATTTTGACATGCACTACGGCAATGGCACTGATGATATCATTCGTGCGAAGAACTTACATAGCGTCATCAGACACTTGACAGCGGGAGCACACTTCACGGAAGCAAACCAAGTGCCTGAATTTTTCAGGATGCTTCCGTTTTTTATCAATGGTTTTGCAGATTGTGATGTGATCTTGTACCAAGCCGGTGCCGATCCTCACGTCAATGATCCTTATGGCGGATGGTTGACAACAGAAGAGCTGCGACTCCGCGACGCCGCTGTCTTTAAGGGTTTCAAGGCACTGAAGATTCCCGTCGTCTGGAATCTCGCTGGAGGTTATCAGACAGAACGAGATGGGTCGATTCCCAAGGTCTTAGAAATTCACGACAACACCATGCGCGAATGTGTTCGCGTCTACGAGGCAAGCTAATGGCATATGATGCAAAGATTTTAAAAGACAGCCTGAGCCCACAGGGTGTTAGACTTACGACGATTGAAGTGACATTCCCAAGGATAGTTCTCGCGGAATTTAACACGCACAGGACGTTCTCACGCAATAGTGCGTCTAGTCGTGCAATTCCAGTCGAGAAGATGCTCAAGAAAGTCAAAGAAGATCCATTCATCCCGATCTACTGGGGCGTGAATCAAAAAGGCATGCAAGCAGAACATGAATTTGCTGAACATGAAAAAGAAGGTTTGAGGCTGCAGTGGCTTCGCGCTCGTGATCAAGCAATTTTTGCCGCTGAATCACTGTTACAAACGGGAGTTCACAAGCAAATCACTAATCGATTGCTCGAACCATGGTTGTGGCACACAGTGATTTGTACTGCGACTGAATGGGACAATTTTTGGGGACTCCGACGTCACAAAGACGCTCAACCAGAGATTCGTAAGGCTGCTGAATTGATGCATGAAGTGTATGTTGCATCAACTCCGAAAGCAATTGCATATGACGATTGGCATCTACCCTTGGTAGAAGATGACGAAGCCTTTGATCTGGAAGTTGAAGGTTTTGATGTAAGAAAAGTGTCAGCTGGGCGCTGTGCTCGGGTGTCGTATTTGACGCATGACGGCAAGCGTGATCCACAAGCCGACATTGATCTCAGCGATCGATTGGTTCAATCGGGTCACATGAGTCCTCTCGAACATGTCGCAAGACCAATGTCAATTGATGATGCAAAAAATGTTCTATTGAAACAGATAACAACACACAGATCGTTATCTGATGTTGATCCAAAGAATGTATTTTGTGGTAATTTTAGAGGATGGATCTCTCATCGCAAATTGATTCCTGGAGAAGCTGTTTTTATGTCTACGTAGATTGGACAACAGAAGACGTTCCTAGACCTTTCTACGTTGGAAAAGGCAAATTATCTCGTGTCAATTATCGTATACGCAATAAACATCATACGAACATTGTTGCCAAATACGGATTGAATCGTGTATCACAAGAAGTGAATGATGAACAAACAGCCTTTAAAGAAGAACGTCTGTTAATCGCTAAACTCCACACATACGTTTACGATATCGAGTATAATGGTCTTGGGTGTAATTACACAAAAGGTGGTGAAGGTTCTTCTGGGCACGTACCCGGTATTGAAACACGACAGAAAATGTCAGCAAAAGCCTCTGTTTTCATGTTGGGCAACCAAAATGGCAGAGGACATATTAGATCATCAGAAACACGTCAACGTATCAAGTTGAAATTGTTAGGTCATGAAGTTTCTTCTGTGACAAGAAAGAAAATTTCACAGAAATTGACAGGAAGAAGACATAGTCCTGAACATATACGTCGTTCTGCTGATGGCCATCGAGGTAAAGGAAAAGCAGTTGTTCAAATGTTAGACAATCAAGTTATTACAATGTATGTGTCAGCTGTGATTGCAGAAAATCTTACTGGTGTTTGCAGAAGTAAAATTTGTGAATGTTGTAAAGGTCGTCGGAAACGTGCTGGGGGATTCGAATGGTGTTACGTCGTTTGAACTGCACAGTATGCATTGAGTAAGGTGTAAGACGATGACAAAGCAAAGAGCGACAGTGGTTGTGTTCGAAGGAGCAGACATGACGGGTAAAGAAACTCAGTCAAAACTTCTTCAGCGATCATTGAGTGATCATGGGAAACGAGCGATTAGGGTCGAAGTGCCAGCAAAGGCGTGTCCTCGAACATACAAGCTCATTTATTGGATGCTGAAAAATGGTTTGGCAAAACGTTTGCCAAATGTCTTTCAATTCATCCAGTTTCTCAATAAGTTGCTTTTCCAGCTACGTGTCTTGCCTGAGTTGTTGAACAACTTTGATTACGTCATTTTTGATCGCTGGTCATTGTCTGCGGTCATCTATGGTAATGCTACGGGTGTCAATGAACGATTCAACCTTTGGCTCTATAATCGTTTGAAGAAAGCAGACGTTACGTTTGTCATTCATGGACAGTCATTTCGACGATCAACTACGACAGATGATTCATATGAAAAAGACAGTGACTTGCAAGCTAAGGTCAAGGAGAGTTACACAACGTGGGCACTCGATCACGTAAATGATCATGTTTTGATCAAGAATGACAAACCCGTGGATGACATTCACGCAGTTGTCTTGACTGAATTAGCGTTGTTTGAGGCCATGTCATGAAGTACCAAGTAATTTGTGCCGATCCTGCGTGGGGATTTAGTGATAACCTCAAGGCCATGAAGCGCAAAGTAAAGCGTTCGGCATCATCTCAATATCGAACAATGACAGCTGCACAAGTGGCGGCCTTACCAGTGAAAGATCTGGTCGATCCTGCAGGTTGTTTGTTAGCATTGTGGGTGCCTGGAAGCATGCTTGAAGACGGTCTAATGGTGATGCATGCTTGGGGATTTAATCTCAAACAAATCTTCGTGTGGGTCAAGTTGAAGAAGGATCATGCGAAAGAAGCAGATCCAAATAAGAGCACTCGAGTTGGCATGGGCAGGCTATTTCGTCAGTCGCATGAAATTGCACTGATTTGCACCGCTGGAAAGAGCATCTATCCGCTCTTGAAGAATAAAGGCCAACGCAGTGTTGCATTTGATCTCAACATGGGACATAGCTGTAAGCCGGCTACGTTGCAAAATCGACTCATGACAATGTTTCCGACGGCTGACAAGATTGAACTCTTTGGACGTCGTCTGATGCCTGGATGGACCGTCTTGGGAGATGCAATTGATGGCAAAGATCTTACGAATTCTATACAGGAGCACGCTGCGTTGTAAGATCAGCTACGAGGACAGAATAAATGGAAGATGAAAAGAAGTTTGCAGATAGTGTTTGGCATCGAGTAGTTCAAATTGTGCAAGAAGCAATGCTAACAGGCGTTGATTGCGCTGATCTATTGCGTCAGATTCGAGTCGTTCATGATGAATTTGATCAAAATCTTCTTGTGCTGTCACCTTCATATCAGATTCAAGTGCGAGAAATGCACGAAAAGATGCTAGCACAGGCTCGAGAGATTCAAGACGCTCAAGCTGGCAACAAATTCATCATTTCAGACGACAACAGCGATAACTGAAAAGAGACAAGTGTGAGTGATTCTAGTGACGTTAGACTCGATCATCTGACAAAGATGTGGGAGCAGCAACGAGAGTTCATGGTTCTTCTTCAAGAAAAACGTGGCTTTCCCGAATTTCCTGCCGACTTAGGTTCTAAAAAGGGTCAACAGTTCTTAAAAGACATCAGAAATCATTTGATGGAAGAACTCTTTGAAGCTGGACAACATTTGAAGAATGCCAAGTCGCATAGAGCGACAGATTTGCCCGATGTTGATCGTGAAGCCTATAAAGAAGAGCTTGTTGACGCATTGCACTTGTATTTTGAATTGGTCATCGCAAGTGGAATTACCCTCCCAGAGCTAGTTGAAGCTTACATGAAAAAGGGAGACGTCAACATTTCTAGGATTGTGGGTGGATATTGACGTAGAGTGTTTAGCTATGCATCATGACAGTTGAAACACTCAAGGCAGATCAGCTTCTTCCAAAAAAGTTTGAGTTTCTTAGGAATAATCGATGGATTGTTCAAGCTGATGGCATCGATCCATTTCTTGTAAAATCAGTCGAGGGCCCTAAATTGACTCGTCGAAACATTCCTGTTAAAATCAAAATTGCGTTGCATAATATTGTTGCTGGCAATGATTCAAAGTCAATCATTGAATGGTTGCAATCAGCCATTGATCGACCTGTAGTTGTGAAACACCTTGATCCGGTGGGAACAGTGGTTGAATTGTGGCGTTTTAACGCTCGACCAAAGAAAGTTAGTTTCAGCAAACTGGATTATTCTGATGCGAGTTTGTTGACGACCTATGTCACGTTAGAGACAACGGATTTTAAGGTAGGTTTCGATGAGTGAGTATACCTTGACGCAAACTCCGATGCACGTATTTCGTGATACTTACACAGGAACCCCGGTCTATGTTGGAGATTTTCCTCCTCCATATGTTCCGGAACGCTCAGAACCTAATCTTGTTACACCACTTGCACCACGTAACATAGAGTATGTGCCCAGTTGGATGAGACGTTATGAACGTACAATTATGTCGGGCAAAGTGGTAGAAATTCGTGGTCCTGAGTGGCGAATTAATCATTCATGTGATAAGGTTATTGCGTCAATCGACATACCAGGCGTCAAAGAGTCTGATATGACAGTCGATATTGAAAATGGCACCATTGTTGTAACTGCGAAACGATTTGACACGTGCGTCAAGTCTACGTATACTCAAGTGATTGGTGACCAATTTGATTCAACGAGTGCAAAAGCTACACTGCAACACGGTATACTCACAGTGATTGTGAAACAATTGAAAGAAAAAGTCTCGCACCGGGTGCAAATCAACAAAGAGTGAAAGTGGTGATTCGCTTTATTGAGAGTGAAATGTTGTGTTGAAGCATGTTAAGGTCAAAATATGAACTTTGATGTTTCCGCTCGCACGATTCTTTTGGTAAAGCACGGTAGTCACGCATACGGTACAAACGTTGAAGGCTCTGATGAGGATTTCAAAGGTGTTTGCATCAAGCCACGTGTTGCGTACTTTGGTTTCACGGAACGATTCGAGCAATTCGAACACATGGGTTCCAAGAGCGATGGCATCGACAAAGTCATCTACTCTCTGGAAAAATTTGCATCGCTGGCTGCAGACTGTAATCCCAACATCATCGAGGTCTTGCATGTCGCCGAAAAAGACGTGATGATCATTGATGAATTTGGTCAAATGCTGCGGTCGCGTAGGAATGACTTCTTGTCCAAAAAGGCTAAGTTCACTTTTGCTGGCTATGCACATGCACAATTGAAACGCATCAAAACTCATCGTGCTTGGCTCTTAGAAAAACCAAAAGAACCGAAACGCAGTGATTTTCGATTGCCGGAAACGAATCATGTCAGCAAATCAGAATTGGGTGCATTTGATTCACTTTTGAATCTGAAGTCAATTGACGATGAAGCACAAACAGTAGAGCGCGCAGAAGAAATCGCGCAGGCCGCTCGATTGACATTGGGCGTTGAGCTTCCAAGAGATGTTGTTACACTTTTCACAAGAGAGAAGGCGTACCAAGCTGCAAAAGCTCACTACGAACAGTACCTAAATTGGGTAAAGACTCGCAATCCAAAGCGCGCGGCGATGGAGGAACAGTTTGGTTATGACACCAAGCATGGCATGCACCTCTGGCGATTGCAGACGATGGGCGTTGAAATTCTTCGAGACCACATTGTCAACGTTGACCGCACGAACATTGACCGTGAAAAGTTGTTGCAGATTCGCAATGGCAAGGTCAGTTACGACGAACTTGTTGAGGGCGCTGAGAGACTGGAACGCGAAGGTGAAGAACTTTACAAAACTTCAACACTTCGTAAGGAACCCGATAGAAATGCTCTTAGCAATTTTGTCGTCGACCTGACAACGTCATATCTCCAGCGATACGGCTGAGAACGTGATAACATAGAGCCTACCTAAGATCAACAGATCTGTGGGGTTCTATGTTGTCTATTCTAGCTTTGATCTTCATTGCAATTGTGCTAGCTACGTTCATTGGACACATGATTCATTGGGCGTTGCACAAACGTTGGTCCGGTCGATTCTATACGGGTCATATGGAGCATCACCTTGAGCACTACCCTCCATGGTCTTTGATTTCTCAAAAATACAAGATGCCAAAATGGCATCACAGTGGGCCAGCACTCTTTACACCCGCCTTTTTGATTATTGTAGCAGTCGCGGGTGGGCTGACTTGGCTACTGTCGTTGCCTTTAGTGTTGATGGTGACTTCAGGCGTGACCATATTAGCATTTGGTTTGTTGAATGACGTCGTACATGATGCATTTCACCTCGAAAAATCATGGATGCACCAAATTCCAGGCTTTGACAAGATGCGCGCTCGTCATTTTCTACATCATCACAACATGCGGAAAAATTTTGGTATCGTGACTTTCGTTTGGGATCGCGTCTTTCGCACCCTCAAAGACTAGTGAAAATTTGAATCCTTGAAGGTACAATGTCAGCATGTCGAGATGCTGGGGTTGTTGTCAAGAGAATTGTGGATTCAAGAACTGTCAGTGTTCTTGTCATTGTCCTGAATCGTCTGTCGTTTCTAGTGACACGATTAGTCTTCTAAACCCAGAAGAACCGTCGTATATGTTTTATGCTATCGCTGATCGCGACGACTTGAAATCAGCACGTTGGTATCGTACGTATTCATCGAATAGTTCAAGCGGTTTCGTTGATGACCTAGAAAAGGCTAAGATCTGGAGCCGCCGCGGCCTTGCAAAAGGAAAAGCAACTCAACTTGGAACGTTCGCCCGTTTGGTTGAATTCGTTGTCACGAAGGTCAACATCATTGACAATAGCGAACACATCAAGAAGACCATAGAAAAGAAACGCATCGAAGCCGAGCAATATCAAAAACGCTTGGCAGAAGCTCGTCTTGCTAAAGCACAAGCTGAATTCGATGAGGCAAAAAAGAGACTTGCGAAATTGACCCAAGACCAAAACACGAAGCCGACTGCACATGTAAGTCGTGCACAGAAATGTGAATAACATGAGAACGATGATGATTTTTAAAGGGCTTCCTGGTAGCGGGAAGTCGACTGAAGCTGCTTCCCTTGTCACACGTGAACCCAAGCGTTGGGTTCGAATCAACAGAGACGATCTTCGAGGAATGTGTGTTGGCCCGGGAAATAACCCACACGGCGCAAAGGATCGCGAAGATCTCGTTCGAAACATGAAGAACGAACTGATTCGTCAGGCCTTCAAGGAAGGTTACGATGTTATTCTTGATGACACGCATCTCGTTGCAACGACTGTCAAGAAGCTGCACGAACTCGCGGTCTCTGTCGGTGATGTCAAGGTCATCGAAAAAGGAATCAATGTCTCGGTTGAGGAGTGCATTGCACGTGATGCTAAGCGCATCGGTTTCGCAAAGGTCGGTGAGAAGGTGATCACTGACATGGCTCGAGGCGCCGGTCTCGATAAGGGCCGTAAGCTCTCTGACAAAGAATCGTATTATCCGCCGCGGTGGAACCCTGGCGGTGCCGGAGGAGATTTTTCTTCTCGAGTGTATGATCGCAACAGCAAGTTGCCTAAAGCGATCATGGTCGACCTCGATGGTACACTTGCTATCATCGACGGCAGGACGCCATACGACGCAACTGACTGTGACATCAAGGACAAGCCCAACTGGCCTGTCATCGAAGCTGTCATGGCGATGTGGTCTCAAGGCGTCAAGATCATCTTCATGTCTGGGCGCGATGTGAAGTATCGCCCAGAAACAGAGCGTTTCATCGAGAAATACTGTCGACAATACGGTGACCATGAAGACAAAGAGGGTGAAGCCATTCCGTACGAGCTTCACATGCGAGGAGAACTCGACACGACCAAGACTGACATGCGAAAAGACAGCATCATCAAAGAAGAGCTGTTTGCTGCACACATAGCTGGCAAATACAACGTGCTCTTTGTCCTTGACGATCGAAATCAGGTCGTCGATCAATGGCGCAGCATGGGTCTAAGCTGTTTCCAAGTTGCCCCCGGTGCGTTCTAGAAGGATAATTGTCCTGTTTATGTGCGTGTAAAACATTCAATTGTTATGAAAGCATTCTAAATCATGTCAAAATTTCAAGTCTTTCTCGACGTTAACACTGGTCGAACAATTTGTCAGATCACTGAGGTCACTAGCGAGAATAAGCTCGGTCGTACTCCTCAGAGAATCCTCAAGGATTGTCTTAATGAAGCCCGCCGCGGTAGGCTCGGAAATCAAGCTCGTAGCAAGTATTCTGAGCTTTTGGACTACGTTGACGAACATGGAACTAATAATCTTGCGGTTGGTTTTCTAGATCGACTGTGACGTAAATGACAACTTATGCAAAAGAAAAATACGTTCGGTTGCCTGAAAGGGTCACTAAATTGATCGTGAAATACATGCAAAGCACAAATCAAGGACGCATTCTTCTTTTGCATGATGGACGAACGCTTGCGATCAGTCTTTATGATGGCGCAACAAACAATGAACAGACGTCTGGTTATCACGACGACATTCGTGTGGAAGAATTACCTCCGGCCATCATCATTGCAGGACTAGGTGATTCATGAATATGAAATGGTTCTTTGGCGTCGTATTCTTCATTGTCTCCTGTCACACCGGCAACTTTGAAGAGGAATGCAACAAAGATGGTACATGTAACGGAGAGCGACTCTATTGCGATTCATCGTGGGGAAAATGTCGAGCAAAATCGCCATCACAACCGCCGGGCGCTACGTCTCGATGCAATTACGAATCTGAGTGCTTTTGCGTCACATGCGCTGACAAGTGCGGTGATGCAGGTGTCAAACAATGTTCATACAGCGACACGTCAGTATGGGGCTCAAAACCTGCAGTCTGTGAGTGTAAATGAATCCTGAAAATCGGAAGAGAATTCAGGAAGCTGCCGGAAAAGCAGGAGACGAGCTCAAAGATAAACTCCCATCTCTTCCAGATTTCCCGAATCGAAATTCTTATGCGCATGTCTGGCGTGAGATCAAGGAAGCTTTCGGTAAGACGTACAAAGAATGTACCGATGAACAGGTTGACGAGATTCTTGCTGTCATTGAAAGAACAAGGTTAAATCCCAAATGAGCGGCACTTGGTATTATACGTGGGCAAAGAAACAACTCAAGAGTGACAAGGAGATTCCTAGTGTTCCACACTATGCGATCATGGTTTTTAGCAATCAACAATTCAGTGAGGCTGGATATGATCGCGACGATCCCTCAACAACGATCACTGTTCGAAAGTGTGATTATTACGCATTTTCTGAAGTTGACAAGTCAGAGTGGGAGAAGATGATCAGCGACATTCACAAGGAGAGACTGACGTCTAAGTCAACGTTATACGGCGTCAATGATGATGAAAACGTTGTTTTCTTTCACAGCAGTGGTCGTGGTAACGTTGACATCAAGATCAACGTCAACATCACGTCAGGAAAATGAATGTCGATAGTTCTAGACGTTCTTAAGCGGCACTCAGTATTGCATGCGCCGCCTGGAAAGCCGTTCATCTTGAAATCAGGTGCAGAATCAATGCACTATGTCGATGTTCGATTGACGGCTTTGACCTCACGAGGCCTCAGTGTACTCGCGGATCAGTTATTCCTCAACATGGTCAATTTGAACTTACGCCCAAAGCGAATTGCTGGTGTAGCTTTGGGTGGTTGTCCTTTGGCGACCGGTGTTTCACTTCAATCTCGTATCGATGCTTTGTATGTTAGATCTGAAGCGAAGGACCACGGAACTGGCAAGTTGGTCGAAGGTTTGTTCGATCCAGGGGATACTGTCGTATTGTGTGAAGATGTCATCACCTCTGGTAAATCTACGTTAAATGCGATCGAGGCACTGAGATCTGTAGGTCTCAACGTTATTGGGGTCTTAGCAATTCTTGATAGAGAACAAGGCGGCGCAGCTTTGATTAAGAAGGAATGTCAGTTTGCCTCTCTAGTCACCCTGAAAGAGCTGTTGGAATGAAAAACGAAGTAGACGTTGAAAAATTGATTGCGTTAGTTCTGAAAGAAGCAGACGAGAGAGAGCTTAGTGCTGGGTACGGTGGACATATGCACGATGGTGGCGCAGGTGCACTTCGAGATCATGTCAAGTATTTCAGGCTCGGTCAGGCAGGAATCATTCCTTCAGAATGGGAAGTCTACAAGAAACAACTTGACCCAGAGTACCAGCAGTACCTTGAACTTCGTAAAAAGTTTGGCAGTTGATGAGACGTCAATTTCGAAGAAAAGATTGATGGTTATCTTTTCTTGTTTTATAATTGAATTGTGCATCAATGTCGTTACTGTCAACATGTTTCATTAAATTCTCATCAAATGTCTGCGCATATGCGAGTGTGCGAAGTTTGGAAAGAATGGCGATCTAAACACTTAACAAAAGACGTTCTTCAACGTCTTTATGTTGACGAACAACGTAGTATGCCTGAAATTGTTGAACTGTTGAATCTGTCTTCTGTGTCAGTTGTTTATAATTCGCTCAAAACATTTGGAATTATGATTCGTAGTGTTCAATGTGCGACACTAATGCCACGTAAGCAACAACGTTCAGTGAATACATGCATTGAAAAATACGGTGGAATAAATCCTCTCGCAACAAACACTGAACCTCGTCGACGAATGAATCAGAAATTATTCAATGAGCGAGGCGTCACGAATGTATTTCAGTTGCCAGAAGTGAAACTTAAGATTCGTGATTCATTTGTTTCACGTCCTGAAGCAATCGTTTCAAGATATTCTGCTCTTCATCGTGAAATCGTCGAGTGTTTAGAATCTTTCAATCTTGATCCAGAAATAGAATTTCGAATTCCATGTCATAATGGATATCGTTCATATGATGTAAAAATCGATGCAAAACTGATTGAAGTTCATGGTGATTATTGGCATGCTAATCCAAAAAATCATAAAGCTGATGATGTCATCAAATGGTCAATGGGTACGCTGACTGCACAAGAAGTATGGGCTCGTGATGAATTCAAGCGAAAACTTGCTATTGATTCAGGTTACGAACTGTATGTGATTTGGGAAAGTGATTGGAAGTTGCGTAGATCGTTTGTTGAACATGATATGATGAATTACTTGGGTTTAGACAATGTATAAATTTCCACGTACACGACATATTAGAGGTTCACGTTTTCAAAACGGTGATCATGATATGGAAGCAGTTCCTTGGGAAGAACTAGTTGAAAAACACTTAATCATTGAGGAAAAACTCGACGGCGCAAATTGTGGCATTAGTTTCTCTGAAAAGGGTGAGCTGCAATTGCAATCGAGGGGTCACTACCTGCGAGGAGGGCCACGTGAAAAACACTTTGACCTTCTGAAACAATGGTCATCATCTAGACAGGTCGAATTATCTCGTGCCCTCGGGTCACGGTACGTGATGTATGGTGAATGGATGTACGCAAAGCACACGTATTTCTATGATGCGCTACCACACTATTTCATGGAATTTGACGTTCTGGACACGGAGAAAAACGTGTTCTTGAGTACAGATGCCCGCCGTTTGTTGATCCCAAATTTTGTGCAACCAGTCAAGGTCTTGGCGGGAGGAATGTTCAGCATGCTCAAACAATTGAGAGAATTGATCGTGAAAAGTCATTTCATTAGTGATGAGCGATTTTCAAATTTGGTAGACGCAGCGCTCGATGCAGGTGTTGTACCAGCAGAAGCAGTAAGTCATACTGACATGTCTCCGGAGATGGAAGGCCTCTACATCAAGTGGGAAGAAGATGGCGTCGTCAAAGGACGTTATAAATTTGTCAGAGAGTCATTCACGAACGCCATCATGGATCAGGAACAGCACTGGCATGATAGACCCATCATTCAGAACAAATTGATTGCTGGCGCTTTTGAAAGGATGTTTTCTGACAATGTTTGACTCCCATTTTGATCCTTCGAGCACCATTGCGATGTTCATCGCTGCGGCATTGCAACATCCCAATCCGCCATGTAATGGACACAACAAACGTGTGTCCACCATTCACGTTGAACAATATAAAAACAAGTTCAACGAAGTCGTCGTCTACTGTACGTTGGCAGATGACAAGCAAGTTTTAGATGCTTGGCGTGAATCTGGAAATGAAGGTGAGTATACACCTGAATTTAGACATAAATGTCTTCTTAATGACGCCAAACACTATCGAAAATGTTATCGAAAGATGTTGAGGCTCGTGCCTCAATACCACGACATGATCATGGTTCGACCAGATCATTCAATGTTACTTCAGGACGATATCGTCAAATTGGATCAGTTCCTCAGTTACCAAAATGCAAGTATGAATAAAAAACGAGGAGAAGATCAACGTTTGTTGAATGATTGGGGGGTTTCAACTTCTGAGGAACTTCGATCTTTGATTTGTAAGATCTGCGACTTCAAGTGATCAATTTTGCGAGGTGCTATACCATCAGTACATGGCACACTACGCATGGGCAACCGATATTCACCTAGATCACTTGCGGTCGAATCAAAATCGACTAGTTCAATTTGCAGAATCACTTATCCAACAGAATCCAGCAGGAATTTTGTTAACAGGAGATTTGTCAACGGCAAAGAACCTCGTATTTCACCTGTCTGTCATTGAAAAGGTAGTCCAACGACCCATCTATTTCATTTTGGGTAACCATGACTATTATGGTGGTTCGATTGAGGTTGTTAGAAAGACAATGCGGGAATTAGCGCACGTTAGTCCATTCTTGCGTTACATGCCGACCATGCCTTACTATGCTTTGACGCCAACGACTGCGGTCGTTGGACATGACGGATGGTATGACGCACATCACGGTGATTGGAAGACTAGTGATTTCCAAATGGCTGATTGGCATGTCATTCAGGAATTTCGAAATATCAATGGTGCTAAACAGACCATTGTTGATCAAGCAAGAAAGCTTGCGCATGAAGGCGTGACTCATGTGCACAATGGCATCAAGCAGGCAGTGCGTTATCACAAGAACATTGTAGTTTTGACGCACTATCCTCCGTTCAGAGAAGCGCATATGCACTTGGGTAAACCTGGTGACGCGGATGCATTGCCATGGTTCACCAGTAAGATGATGGGTGACATGTTGCTTGATGCAGCAAAGGCATTTCCGCAAGTCAGTTTCACAGTCCTTGCAGGACACACACACGGTAAGACTGATTATTCGCCGTTGCCAAATCTACGTGTCCACGTCGGCGGCGCTGAATACGATCGTCCTGAACTTCAAGGAATGATTGAAATCGGATGATCATCGAAAAGTTAGATGCGGGTTATGCAATCTGCGCTGACTCGACGTCTCAAGAGACTATTTCACAAGTTCGACAGCTTGTGGGAGATGTTCCATTAATCATCGCTGATCCACCTTATGGTAAGGTTCTTTCCTCTGATTGGGACAAGGTCAATACATCTGACATTGAGTTCTGCGTCTGGATGCTAGCGTGGACAAAAGAATGGGCAAATGCGTTAGTCGAAAATGGATCGATGTACGTTTGGGGAGGCATTGGAAAGGTCGATTTTCGACCTTTCTTTCGTTATCTTGTTGCGGCTGAAGAAGCTGGTAAGTTTGAACTTGCTAACTTGATCACCTGGAAGAAGCGTCGAGGCTATGGAAAACAACGTGACTACTTGTTTTGTCGTGAAGAATGTGCTTGGTTCGTAAAAGGTGATTCAAAACATCCTCATTGTTTCAATATTCCGTTGCTTGAAGACAAGAGAGGCTACGCTGGCTACAATGCGAAGTACCCTGCAAAGTCAGAATTTCTTCGAAGAAGCAATGTGTGGGTAGAACCTGAACTGCTCAGGGGCAAAGTTCATGATGCACAAAAAGCTCAACGCGTCATGGAAATTCCAATTGAAGTTCACACTCACCCAGGTGAGTGGGTCATTGATCCTTTTGCGGGTTCCGGAACAACTGGAATGGCTGCGATGAAGCTTGGTCGTCGGTTCGTTTGCATTGAACGTGATAAAGCTATCTTTGATCAAATGGTAGCTCGATTGCGTCAAGCGCATGTAAATGAAGCCAGTGACATAGTACAGTCGAAGCATGGGAACAACTCAAAAGCAAACCAGGCTCCGCGGAAACAAGTCGTCGAAATCAAAGTCTAGCACTAAGATCAAGTCTAAGGCTGAGTTTGCCGCTTC